TCGAAGAGCGTGTAATTGAAGCGCTTGACGTGAAGTCCGAGAACTTTGACCAGATTGTAAAAGATAAGGCCAAGCTACTAGAACTATTAGAGAACAGTAAGAAAGGAAAATAATGTCAGACCCAATTAGAATCTCTAATTCAGAGATTCAGACTTTTAAGGACTGCAGGCGCCGTTGGTGGCTAACATACTATCGACGTTTGAAGCCAAAGATTCAAAACTTCACCGGGGCGCTTGCACTGGGCTCACGAATTCACGAAGCACTAGACCGTCATTACTCAACGGGGCAGGATCTATTAGAGGCGCACACTGACCTAGTACGAGAAGATCTAAAAAAGATGAGCGATTCGTATAGAGACACTACGTCACTGGAAGCTGAGGCAGACCTTGGTCGCATTATGCTTGAGGGCTACCTAGAGTGGATCGAGCAAGAGGGTATTGACGCAGAACTTGAAATGATTTCCACAGAGGAGATTCTCGAGCGTCCTATGCTTGACGGTAAGGTTATCCTTCAGGGTAAGATTGACATGCGTGTACGTCGAAAGCTTGATGGTGCGCGCATGATTCGTGACTTTAAGACCGTAGGCGGCTCTTTTGCTGACTTTGGCTCCATGGCACACATGAACGAGCAGGTTAAGACCTACATGCTCCTAGACGAGGCGCAAGAAGTACCAGGCGAGCGCACAGATGGGGCCATCTTTACTATGCTCCGTAAGGTCAAGCGTGGCGCATATGCCAAGCCACCATTCTACGAACAGATTGAAGTTCGGCACAATAGATTTACACTCCGTGCTTTTCTAGATCAACTAGAAGGCACACTGACCGACATGCTAGACGTGCGTGAAGCACTCGATGCTGGCGGTAGTCACTATAGAAATGCATACCCTACACCAACTAAGGATTGCAAGTGGAAGTGTCAATTCTTCGCTACTTGTCCGCTCTTTGATGACGGCTCTGCCGCAGAGGCGGCACTTAGCGATGCGTTTGCGGTCTCCGACCCTTACGGCTACTATGGAATAACAGAAGAGAAGAAAGGAAGTGAGTAATGTCTGACGTCGATCGCAGTTTAACAATTATGGTTTATGGCGAATCCAAGGTTGGAAAGTCCAGCTTTGCAGTCACGGCACCATACCCACGCCTAATGCTTGATGTTGAAGGTGGGCACAGATTCCTACCTGTAACAATTAAGTATTGGGATCCGATGACCGAAGAACCGCCAATCGCTGACGGAACTTGGGACACGGTCGTGGTCCAAGTCCGAGAGTACGATGTGGTCATGAAGACATTTCAATGGCTTCAGAGCGGTAAGCACCAGTTCAAGTCCCTAATCATTGACTCCATCTCGGAGTTGCAGGTTAAGTGCATGGACAACATTGCTGGCACAGAGCAAATGAAGATGCAACAGTGGGGCGAACTACTTCGCCACATGGGTGCGCTACTTCGTGACCTTCGTGATCTCACGATGCACCCAACTCAGCCTTTAGAGGCTGTAGTACTGACAGCCATGGCACGTAAGGGCCAAGACGGTGTATTCCGTCCGTACCTACAGGGCCAGCTAGCTATTCAGGCCCCCTATTTCTATGACATCCTCGGAGCACTCACAGTGGAGACGGAACCAAACCCCGATCCAATGCAGGCCCCCCTGAAGGTAAGACGCATGTATGTTGAGCGTACTCCTGAGTGGGAAGCTGGAGAGCGCGTCCAAGGGCGTCTAGGAAAAATAGTACAACAGGGCGACCTCGGGGTCGAACGTATGCTAGACATGGTCTTCGGTGAAAAGAAGACTCCAACAATACCAACAACTAAGTAAGGAAAGATAATATGTCAACTGTTAACTTCTCAGACCTGCTAAAGCAGGCTGGAACAGCAGCAACAAGCAACAACTTCGAGCCACTACCAGATGGCGACTATGAGCTAAAGATTATTGAAGCTCAGGCCGCAACTGCTCAAACCGGTAAGCTCATGTTCAAGATTACCAATGAGGTCCAGGGTGGAACGCATGACAAGCGTCGCGTCTGGGATCAACTAGTCGTGAGCCCTGACAACCCCAAGGCTATGCAGATGTTCTTCATGAAGGCATCTTCAATGGGCTTAGGCACCAACTTCTGGGAAGCTAACCCTACACCTGCCCAGGCAGAGCAGGCTTTTCTCGGTCGCACCTTCCGTGGAACCCTTGGTATACGTAGCTATAACGGCAACCAGAGCAACGAGATTAAGCGTTATTACCCTACTGGAGCTGCTTCAGCTGCGGTCAGTGCTCCCATGGCAGCTGCGGCTCCTGCACCTGCACCAGCACCGGCACCAGCTCCTGCTGTTGCGCCTGCTTACTCCGAGGCACCAGCACCGGCACCAGCTCCTGCAGCGCCAATTAGTGCAGACACCCCGTTCTAACCAATAGAATATAAGAAGAAGGCGGGGTTCTTAGGGACCCTGCCTCCTACTTAAGGAAAGACTATGAAAATACTTTTTACCGGAATGAGCTCCAGTCATTGCAAAGAGCCCAACAACGTCTCATTCTTTAGCACTCTAGCATCGGCTTATTCTGAGCTCGGAACCGTAACATGGTCTGAGCCTAAAATATTTTGGACCAGGTCCAACCTGGAAGAGTTCGATTTAGTAATATTCGGCTTCTCACCTCTAACTTCCCCTGCAGCAAATAAGCTTTATGGTGCACTTCACGTGCTCAACCTGATGTACGAGTCTCCCAAGCTGCGCTTGGTTGTAGACAGCCCCCAGATTTGGCAATACAAAAACAGCATCCGATCATTTAAGCGTGACCCAGATCAGATTTTTAGTAGCTTTTTTGCTAATCGTGCTGACTACCTAACTGCTAAAACTGGTCCAGTTAGATCAGCAATAGAGTCCGTTGCAGACAAAATGGCCACATTGGAGTGGCCAAAGACATTAGTTCCGTCTGTGCCCTGGCTTTCTAGTAGTGCTATAGCTAACAAAATTTCTTTTATAGACTCTGGCTCTGTAGTCCCAGTTTCTGTTGATAGCCTTCTACTCACTACCCCCGTCAAGACGATCATAAGGAATGAAGCCTGGGCGGTAGAGAATATGTCTAGTTCTTGGTGGAAAACTGTGGCTGCTACTGCTAGGTATCCCGGCTTAGCAACTAAACCCGGCACAAAAGCAACTGACACGCAGGCATTAGGTGTCATAAAGACTTCTTTAGGTCTTATTATGCCCCCTCAGGACCGAAAAATTGGAACTTGGTGGTCCTATAGACACATCCAAGCCCTCAACACGGAAACACCCGTTGTGACATATTGGCAAGACACTGTGGGATTTGACCAATCTTGGGGCCTCCTAGCGTATCAAGTGGAGGACTCTGACACGTTTGCGCGTCAACAAATAGCATCTGAGCAATTAATTAGCTACAGGAATAATATTCCTAGTAGAGACGAAGTACTCAACAAGTTAGAATCTATAGTGTTAGACTTATCAAAGGAGAGAATATAATGCCAGAACTAAATCCCGAGTGGATCAAAGAACAACTAGAAGCCGCAAAGGTTAAAGTTGGATCAGGTAAGGCCATCTTAAAGCTTCTTGAGGCTTGGGAGCAGACTGCGACCCTTAGTGATAATATGACCGAAGAGGTTCTTCGAGTATTCCCACTACTGGCTAGAGGTCACGCCTTAAAGGTAGAGATAACCGAGAACGACTATATCTGGGTACCGCTACAGCCTGGACAGATCACAGTTGGCGACGTTGTACGGGTAAAATCAGACGGTTTCTCAGAAAAACTTGGACCGCTCCACAATGGACGGGTTGGTTCCGTTGCGGCTATACGCTATGGAGACGTAATATTCAACGCTACTGATGGAAAATTACCAGAGCTTAAGGGCGTCCACTATTCTCCTTACAAACTAGAAAAGCGCTACAGGAAGGCTCAACAGTGAGAACATCTTTTGAGCTAAAAGTTGCAGCAGAGACTCTGGAGGAAGCAAAAACTCTAGCTATAGGTAAAATTGCATCTTTTCTAGCAATCGCGGCTGAGGATGTCTTGGATAGAGTTACTTTAGAGATCAAAGTTTCCTATCCTAAGGCTGAAACTATCTCTGAGGTTGAAGAGGCCCAGAAGGCCAATATATTTATAGTTACTGCTTTTGGATCTCTAAAACAGGGTTCAGTCAACCCTTTTGGAACTAATTAACTAATTTTGTAATCTACGGTACACTTCAATAAAACTTTATATAAAATTACTTATGTGGACGTATTAAAATTAAGACTACCTAAGGATCCTACTTGGATCACTTGGGATGGCGACGGCTTTCCGCGCCAGGGTTCAGAAGACTCTATCATCTTCTTCCTGAGTGAACACATATACTTCGACAGTGACATCTCCTACAGAAGATCTTTAGCATCTGCCATACAGCAAGAAGGCGTGTCCGAGACTACCGGTGCTGCCCATAGGCTTATAGACGCAGCGTGGATGACTAAAGCCGGGTACTCCTACCTTGAAGGCGAAAGATTCCCTACCTACTACGACTTATCAGACGAAGAGTATGAACGAGACGCAACTTTTGTGGAGGTAGATATTGTTTATTGAATCACCAGATTGGCACGATAGGGCAGAGTGTGCTAAACCAGAAAATCTAGATAGAATGGATAGTTTCTTTGCTAATAAGCCCTCGCAGCA